TCTAATTTATCTTTTTCCATCTTTCTTACCTCCTTTCTCTAGTTTTTTAATTGATTGATGTATCTTTCTACCTAAAACCTTATCTTCATCATCTAAATTACCACCCATAGATTTTACACTAAGAATGTTCATGATTATATGAAGTTCATCTAAGGTTAATTCTATTTTAATTTTATCCATATTAAAAACACTCTGAACAATATTCTCTGTTTGACGTGCTTTGGTTCTTGTATAAATAATTATTACACTTTTTAGCCTTACAGATAATTGAACCCTTTATTAATTTTTTCTTTTCTTGTTCTTTCTCTTTCTCTATCTCTAATAATTCATTAAAAGTTTCATTACCTTTCAACTCTACACCCTCAAAAGATTTCAATTGCTCCACTTTCTTATGATTTATTTTCATTGTCCTCCTTTTCATAATTATACTTCACTTTTAATTTTCGTTGATTACCTCTTACAAACTCAAATTTCCAAGTATTGTCATCAACAATTATTTTATGTGCTTTCATTCTTAATTTTTCGCTTTGTTCAAATAGTTTTTTTATTTGTTTATTGTTTGCAATTGATGAGTGAACTAAATTTGATCCATTAAACCAATCGGAAACCATTTGAGCATCATATTGAGTTATTTTTTTATTCATGCTTTTCTCTTTTTGTTGTAATGTTGTTTTATTGGAAATTGCCAAACATTAGAAACTTGTCTTATTGGTTTCTTAACTTTAGGCATCAATGCCAACTCTCCAAAACCTACAAATGAGAACATAGG